TCTTTTGGTTGCTGATGACCGGAAGCGCCTTGTGTCCTTCAAACTCCACGTCCTTGTATTTGTCAAGTATCGCCCTGCTGTGGTTGTTCAGTTCGATGACAAGGCGGTCAGCAGTCTTTACGGTGGTGATTTCTATATACCCGTCCCGAATGTCGCTCCGTTTGAGGTTGTACACGTCCGAATAGCGCAGCCCGCTGAAACAGCAGAACAGAAAGACGTCCCTTACCCGTTCGAGATATTGCTTGGTCGGGGGTATTTTGTAGTCTTTCAGCTTGTTCAGTTCTTCCCATGTGAGGAATATCACCTTCTTTTGGACGCTTTTCAGCTTCGGGTTGAAGCTCTCGTAGGCGTTGTTCATGCAGTATCCTTTCTTGGTGCACCACCGTAGGAACCATTTCAGGTAGGCTATCTGCTTCATGGTGGACGTGTTGCGCAAGCCTTCCACGTCCTTGAGGAAATTCACATAGCTTGTCAGCTTGGGTTCGTCCAGTGCCCCGAAGGTCAGTTCCTTGTCGAACTTCTCAAGGTGTTTCCTCACTGCGGCGAACTTCTCATAAGTGGCGTCAGACCAGCCGTTCTGTGTCCCGCATTCCTTGATGAACTCCCCGAATACCTCCATAGGGGCGAACGTCAGGGGTTTCTGCTGTTCTTCCTCCCTCTTTTCGCTGTGCAGGCTGTTGAAAGCCTCCTTTACTTGTGCGGTGGTAGGCATGGTTCCCTGAACCTCGAACTCCTTGAAGATGTTCTGTATTTCCGTATAGTAGCGCAGCAGGTCGGTATTGATTTCGGATGCGCTCTGTTTCAGCTTGTTGGTGCAGCCCGGCTTTACACGTTGTTTGTCTGTGTCCCATTTGGCTGCGTCGATGCGGTAGCCCGTTGTAAACTCGATGC